ATGGCAACGTAAAGAAGGCAAAAACCCCAAAGGCGGTTTGAACGCTAAGGGCCGTGCTTCTTATAACGCCGCTAATCCGGGTAAGCCGGGGCTGAAAGCTCCGCAGCCTGAAGGTGGTTCGCGCCGTGATTCTTTTTGCGCCAGAATGAAAGGCATGAAAAAGAAGTTGACCAGCGCCAAGACTGCCAACGACCCTAACTCGCGTATCAACAAAAGCCTGCGGGCATGGAATTGTTAAAATGACTGAACATCAAGAAACCATTAAACAGGCGGTTGATGCAGCTTCCGTAATTACGGTAGTTGGAACGCTGATGAATGCACTACCGGCCATTGCAGCAGCCTTTTCAATTGTTTGGTCTATCATTCGTATCTACGAAACCAAGACTGTCCAAGATTGGATTGAAACTTGGAAGGAGTATAAAGATGCCAAGCGTAAGTAAAAAACAACATAACTTTATGGCGGCTATAGCTAACAACCCTAAGTTTGCCAAGAAGGTCGGTGTTCCCAAAAGTGTTGGTGAAGAATTTACAAAGGCCGACAAAGGTAAACAATTTAAACGAGGTGGTGAAATGGCTGAATCGAAGAAGATGGTTAAGAAGGAAGTGTCCTTTATGAAGGCTAAGGGCGCACCGAAGTCGATGGTTAAGCATGAGATGGCCGAAGCCGGTATGAAGAAGGGCGGCGCCTGTAAGAAGATGGCTCGCGGCGGCGGTGTTGAAATCAAGGGAAAAACCAAGGGCAAGAACCTTGGCGATTCTGGTCCGAATGTTGGTATTCAAAGCGGCGCTAAGGGCATGAAGCGCGGCGGAAAGTGCTAAGGAGATACAAATGGCAACAATGATGGATATGGACAAAAATCGTAAACCGATTGTCCGCACTACCGCCAAGGAAGAAAGCGACCGCATGGCCAAAGAAGCCGAGGCCGACCGCGAAGCAAAAGCTGCCAATCTGAAAAGTCAGAAGCAGGCGTATTCTGACCTTAAGACTGGTAAGAGCTTTGACTTGACCAAGCAAGGTTTAGACATTGCACGTTCGATAGGAAAAACCGAAAAGCCGCAATCGTTTAAAGAGGCATTTGCTGAAGCGCGTGATGCTGGCAAGGCCAACTTTACTTGGAACGGCAAGAAGTACACCACCGAAATGGCCAAGAAGTCTTCGCCTATGCGTGACACAGCGCGTGAAACTTCCGACTATGGTTTTGGTGTTACCAATCCGGATGAGTTTGGCGGTAGCGAAGCTGATATGTCGGCTGCTCACGACGAAGGCACCCGCTTTAAGAAGGGTGGTTGCGTAAAGATGGCCAAGGGTGGCACTGCTTCTAGCCGTGCTGATGGCTGCGCTCAACGCGGCAAAACCAAAGGTAAGGTGGTTTAATCATGGCCGGATATATCAGTCCTCAAGAATTGGAACGTCGTAAGCGCCAGCAAGAAGAAGAGGCCGGTCTTTCGCCATTCCTGTTTGGTGACGCTCGACGCGTTGCACTGCAAGCACGACGCGAAGCTAAAAATGCTCAACAATCCGGCTCCATGCTTCCTGTTGTTAGTGGTGCTATGCCCGGTTCGCAGTTTACGAATCCAACAAAGCGCGAATCTTTGGCCAATAGAAATGTTGCGCCCGGAATGGGTTCTGATGCAAACATTGACAAAGACCGCATTGGCAAGGGCAGCTCAACCGCAAAGACCACCCCTAAACGCTCCACAAAGCCGCCTGCTGTGCGCAATGCTGCTAGTGAATATGTAGCCCCACCCAGCCCCGAATCTGCGCTTACCGCTGGTATTGCTGGTCTTGCCGGGACTCCCGGTGGCGCCGCTGTTGAACGTGGCAACGTGACTTCGCAGGGCACTACTCACAACTATGAAGCTGAGTTTCCGGCTGAAAATTTTAATCCGCCGAGCGCTCCAATGCGTAAAGGTTTGTTTGGCGAAGAAATTAGCCAAGAAGACTATGACGCCATGACCCAGCGCAACAAAGACGCAGGTTTTTACGGTCGCTTTAAGAAGGGCGGTCAGGTCAAGAAGTCTAAGAAGTCTTCTGGCGGCGCTGTGAAATCGGCTTCAAAGCGTGGTGATGGTTGTTGTCAACGTGGTAAGACTAAGGGCCGTATGGTGTGATTGATTACGCAAAACACTATGTATGTGGTGAAGAGCCGGATTGGATAAAAGAATTTAAACGATGTGAGTCTTATATTGAATCTGCACTTGATTACGCGCACGATACATTTAATTTGCAAGACATAGTTGATAGTATGGCAGTTGGTGATTTGCAATTATGGCCGGGTCCAAATTCGGCTGTAATTACTCAAATTGTTAATTACCCGCAAAAAAAAGTAATTCATGTGTTTTTAGCGGGCGGTGATATGGATGAAGTAAAGAAACTAGAGGAAGACTTGTCTATTTGGGGTAAACATCAAGGATGCAAAGCTGTAACCCTTGTTGGCAGACCCGGATGGAAAAAAAGTTTTCTAAAGGACATTGGTTATAAATGCACTCAAGTGCAAATGTTTAAGGAAATTTAAAAATGGGTGCTGCAAGTTCTTTTAAACAAATTCCTACTGCCGCCAGCAAGGGTTCTGGAAAACCACAGCAAGCAATTCAACAGCCTGCTAATAAAAATATTCCACAGCCTATGATGGGCAAAATGCCACAGAATCCGCCGGGTCAACAAATGCCCGCACCGGGTGGCAAGGGCAATAAACCGCAGATGCCCGCACCGGGTGGTAAGGGTGCCGCGCCTCCGCAGATGCCCGCTCCCGGTGGCAAATCCCCGCAAATGTCTTCAGCAATGGGCGAAATGGCTGCAAAATTGATGGCTAGCAATCAAACGCCGCAACAGCCGGTCCAACAAGCCAATCCTTTGCAATCTTATCAACAGCTTGTTCAGCAAGGCACTCAGCCGCAGATGCCCGCGCCGGGCGGAAAAGGTGCTATGCCCACCCCAATGCCAGCTCCGGGTGGCAAAGGCGCTATGCCTCCGCAAATGCCGCAGCCGGGTCTTTCACCACAGATGCCGCAGCCATATCAACAGCAGCAAATTGATTTTTATAAACAAATTTTAAGCGGACAAAATCCGCAGCCGGGTCTTCAGCCGCAGATGCCGCAGCAAGCTCCTATGGGTGCCCCCCAACAGAACATTTTCGGTTCTTACGGACCTGCTCTGGGCACTACACCCCCCGGTTCAGAACAGCCGATTGGTGTGCAACAGCAGTCACAGCTTAATAAACTTGCATCTCAATTGCAGGCGCAAGGGTTGTCTTCTGACCAAGCACTTAAAGCTGCACGGGCAAATATTCAATTGCAAACGCAAGGTATGCCGCAACAACCCCAAGGGCCGATGCTTCAGCAACTGACGCAAGAGCAGCTTCAACAGCAAATGAACCAAGCAAGGATGCAGGAACTTCTGAACCCGTCAAGACTAACGCCGGAACAATTACAGCAAGTGCAACAAGCGCAACAAAGGCCCAACATAGGTGGTCTGGCAAGCCTTGGCCCCATTGACCCACGGATGTTAGCGTAATGAGACCGTGCCGTGGAATGGGTGCAGTAAACCCTGCCAAACTAAAACGCATTAGAAAGCGTCCGGTTGAACTCTATTCCGAGGGCGGTGAAAGTCGTGTAAACGAAGCTGGTAATTACACAAAGCCGGGTATGCGTAAGTCATTGTTTAACCGCATTAAAGGCGGTGGCAAGGGCGGCGCACCCGGTCAATGGAGCGGGCGTAAAGCACAAATGCTTGCTAAACAATATAAAGCCAAGGGTGGCTCTTATCGTGACTAAAGTATGCACTATGTGCGGACATGAAAAATCGTTTTCTGATTTTAGAAGTCGCGGAGGAAGCATGAAACATTTACTTAAAAGTAGATGCAATGCTTGTTTAAACAAAGAACACCGCAAATGGGTTGAAGAAAATCAAGACCGAGTAAAAGAATATAGGTCAAAAGATAGTTGGACATTAGTTAAAAGGTGCGCTCGCCGTGGAATTACTCCAGAAGAATTGGTAAGTGTTTATGAAAATCAAGAAGAATGTTGTGCTATTTGCAAAAAAGAAATAGAACTTATTGATAGCGCCATAGACCATAATCATGCTACTGGAGAATTCAGGGGCGTATTATGCAAACAATGCAATAGAGCTTTGGGTATGTTTAAAGATAGTCCTATTGTTTTGAAAAATGCTTTGGAGTATTTGCAAGATTTTGGAAGTTATGGACAGTGACTTATGAAAAAGCCACAGCAAAGCCTTAAAGCGTGGACTGACCAGAAGTGGAGAACTAAAAGTGGCAAACCGTCAACGCAAGGCTCAAAAGCCACAGGCGAACGATACTTACCGGAGGCAGCGATTAAGTCGTTATCTTCGTCAGAGTATGCTGCTACGACTAGAGCAAAAAGAGCGGGAAAAAAGTCAGGAAAGCAATTCGTAGCGCAGCCCAAAGGCATAGCTAAAAAAGTAGCTCCGTATAGGAAAGTCAAATGACTACTTCTGGAACAAGCACATTTAACCTAAACCTCAATGAACTTGTAGAAGAGGCCTTTGAGCGTTGTGGTTCTGAACTGCGTACTGGTTACGACCTTCGCACGGCTCGCAGAAGTTTAAATTTGCTGACTATTGAGTGGGCCAATCGCGGCGTCAATTTGTGGACGATTGAGCAAGGCTCTATTCCGCTGATTCCGGGCACAGCAACATATACGTTACCCGTAGATACTATTGATTTGGTTGACCATGTTATCCGTACTGGCTCGGGTCAAAACCAAACAGACATCAACATCAACCGCATCAGTGTGACTACCTATGCGGTGATTCCTAACAAGAATGCCACTGGCCGTCCGGTTCAAGTGTGGATTAACCGTCAATCTGGTGCAACTTATCCTGCTGGTGGTCAACCCGCCGGTACAAATCCTGCAACTGGGATTGACCCGCCTCAAGTCGTTGTTTGGCCAACACCAGACAATTCACAAACATACACGTTTGTTTACTGGCGTATGCGCCGCATCCAAGACGCCGGAGATGGTGGCACCAAGACTCAAGACATACCGTTCCGGTTCATTCCTTGCATGGTTGCTGGCTTGGCCTATTACCTTGCAATGAAGCTGCCCGATGTTGACCCACAACGTCGGGTTGAATTAAAAGCAGATTACGAACAACAATTCCAGCTTGCCGCTGATGAAGACCGGGAAAAAGCTCCGGTTCGATTTGTTCCGCGCAGTTTGTTCTATAGGTGATTAAATGCCCAATCAGTTTTCATCTGGTAAGCATTCAATCGCGGAATGTGACCGATGCGGGTTCCGCTATAAGCTGCTGCATTTAAAATATTTGACGATTAAAACAAAGCTGACGAACATTCGTGTTTGTCCGCAATGCTGGGAACCGGACCAACCGCAGTTGCAGATTGGTATGTACCCAGTTAATGACCCGCAAGCCGTTCGTCAACCAAGACCAGATACAAGTTATTATGTTTCTGGAAATGATGGCGGAGGTAGTAGAATAACGCAGTGGGGCTGGCAACCCGTGGGCGGCTCAAGGGCAAATGATGATGGATTGACACCCAACAACCTAGCTCTTACAGTCACCCTAGGTACTGTTACGGTGGTAGTAACATGAAAACTTGTAGAGTTTGTAAACAAACTAAGCCTTTAACTCAGTTTGAGCCACAAAGGCGTCAGTGTCTTGATTGCAGAAAAATTTATTCAAAGGTTCGCAGGGCGGCATACTATGCGCGAAACAGAGAAGAATTAATTTTAAAATCAAAACTTTGGCGAGAGCAAAACCCAGAAAGAGCAAGGCAGCTTCGCAAAGCAGAATATCACGCCAATCATGAATTAGCCAAAGAAGCGGCAAGGAAATATCGCGCCGAAAACCCTGCAAAAATAAATGCTTGGAGCCGTAAACATCAGTTGGCCAAAAAGATGCGGACCCCAAATTGGCTTGCGGTAGATGATTACTGGATGATGGAAGAGGCTTATGAGTTAGCTGCGCTGAGAACCAAAATGTTTGGGTTTAATTGGCACGTTGACCACATTATTCCTTTGCAGGGAAAACTTGTATCTGGGCTTCATGTTCCGCATAATCTACAGGTAATTCCCGCGAAAGAAAACATTCGGAAACGCAATAAATTTGTAACAACTTAAGGAACAATCATGGACAAGAAAGAAGTTAAGAAGATTGCCGATGAAGAAGTTAAGTCGCACGAAAAGCGTATGCACGGCAAGGGCTTCGCCAAAGGCGGCAAGACCAATCTTGATATGAAGAAGTATGGTCGCGGCATGGCTAAGGTTATGAATCAACGCACTTCGTCGCGGGGTCGATAATGGCTAATTTCAGTATGAAGAAAGGTGGCAAGGAAGTCGGCTCTGCCGAAGTCTATGCTGAACCGCACACTATGGA